ACCGTCCGATAGTAATAAGATCCTGCGAATCTCAACCTAGAACGAGTCGCCCCGCTAGAAGGGGTTACAACGCCTTTGTAGGCTGTGAATCCGCTCGGGGTATTTGTGGTCTCGACGGTTGCTAACGTGTTCCACGCTCCGTTGTAGTCCTCCACGTAAACCGTACCGACTCGATCAACCTCGAAATAGTACGCTTTGGCAGATCCTTCGCATTCTCGCGAGAACTCAGTACCTTCAAACGCCATGATATCGAACTCTCCACCGTAACCGAGTAGGTTGTTGATGGGTTTGTTGGATATCTCATAGGTACTGTATATATCTCCCGGCTTGATTAGCTCTGTTTGCAGTAGAGTAAGCAAGCTCGGTGTCTTGGCCGCATATGAGTCGGTGTCCGAAGTGCTTATAAGTCCGGTATCTAACACCTCATCAATGAGCGCCATCGTGAGATTAAATATCTGTTGCGCTGTCGTTGCCATAATTCACCGCCTATAACTTGGCATAGTAGCCAATTGCCGTGCCGCTCGTAAGCGTAATTGATGCAAATTTACCGTAAACTGTTGTTCCTACTGGAATGGGGCCGAGTACTGGATTGTCTGATCCTGCTACGTTTTCCTGAGAAGCTACCACAGTTGCGGCGGTAGCGACAATAGCACAAAAGTAATAACCTGTTGCCGGCGTAACTGCGCTTGTCCCGGTGATCTCCTTACCACCATTGGCGCCATGATTGTTTAAGTACGATTGAGCAGCGATCTGAGAGAGTACGCTATTCATCTTTTTCCTCCTTCGGATGCTCTGTCTTCTTATGAGCAAGCAATACGCCTTTATTTTCTGATGTGAAGTCACATTGATTGCAGTTATATTGCTTAGTTACAGGCTGACCGTGATCTTGTAGCTCTACGTCATCATCAAGTTCCTCTGTAGGAACCGCGCCAGGAGTCGGTACGCTATCGAATTTGTGATGAAAACGTTGAATCATACGCTCATTTTCGGTTGTGAAGTTTCCATTTCCGTCGAATCTAACGTGTTTAGTCGTTCCAATCGGCGGTTTAAGGACAACTAACATATTAGGCGTTCCCTTGAACGTGACCATTTTGAACCTCCTTGTTACAGAAAGAGAGCGGAGCAGAAGCCCCGCCCTATCCGTTTATGGCAATTGAATGACCGATACAGACATTGCATGGTCAGTTAACAACCTCTTACCGCTTGCCGGGGTGAACGTGATAGCAATCGTGCCGGCAGCGGCTTTATATTTGCCGCCTTCTAGTACAATGACGCGAGTTGTAGCTTGTGCCACACTACCAGTTAGAGCAGATCCTGCTGCCCAAAAACCGCCAGCGGCGATCGAGTAAGTGATTGTACCGTGCGTTGGGCCGTTTTCGATAACGATTGCCACTTTGGCATCGGCCTTAGTCGGCGTGAGCGTGAATACTTCCGTTGCATCAATGACCGAAGATGTAGCGGCATTAACTGTTACGGTCGTAATTGTATTCTCTGCTGCAATTGTTGTGTTAACTGCGGATACTGCCATTTATATCATCCCTCTCAATTTTTATTAGATTGCTGTCTCAGCGGCAAACGTGAGCGTTGCTGTGCAAAGCAAGTCAGGACGTACAACTTTGCGACCGAACACATGAAGACCACGAACGCCAGTGTCGAAGCTGGACTCAAGGCGCATGGACTCAGTTTCGATGATTTGTTGAGCGAATGCGATAGCGTTGTAAGATCCGGCCATTACTTTAGAGATAGGAACCGGAACAGTACCCACGTTAACGACTTGGTTAGTAACGAAGATATCGAAGCCCAGTTCATTCGTCCAAGCCATGCCGCCTGTACCGTTGATTCCGTTGTTTATTTGGAACTTGATTCCCGCAAGCTTAAGCTTCAACTGAACCCATGGCGGGATAACGCACCACATATCGGACGATGGAACGTTTACCTGAGCCAATTCTTGTTGAATTGCACCGAAAGTGGATAGAACCGTTGCGGTGTCACAGCTTGCGTCCGTAACCGTAAGGTTAGCTTCTCCGTACAGGCTCATAATGTTCGTGTCGCAAGCTTCTTTGAGCTTATAGGCAGCTCTAGCGGCTTGAGATCCCTTGAGATCGACGTTAGCCTGCGCCTTTTGAACATCGCCAACCTTGAACGCGAAGTAGTTCTGTTGGTCGATGTGCATTGTGACGCCGGCATCCTGCAAGCCCTCGTATGTTACCGATCCTGTGTAGGCGGTAATCGTAGGATCCGCTAGGCCGTTGAAGTAAACCGTATCTCCGGCTTTCTTGATCTCACCTTCTGCATCCATGTTGCAAATCTTTTTTGCGACCAAGTTATCCTCTAGTGTGCGTAGGATTTTGGTCGTCCAAATCGCTGGAACAAAGTTTTGTGTGCCCATTTTCGTTATCTCCTTTTAGTCGTAGAATTTTGGATTTTTCATTGATTCGTTAATTGCAGTCCAATTCTTGTTAATCTCGGATTGGCTCATGTTGTCCACTTGCGACTTCGAGAAGAAGGTAGGCACGTTAGCTCCGTTACCGGTCACAGATCCCGTTGAACTAGCGGCATTTGCCAAGTTTTGCTGTTCGATCTGTTTGGCTTGTTCAACCGCCGCAAGCTTCTCTCTGAGCGTTTGATTATCGTACTTGGTATAAGCGTCCACTAGGCTCTTCCCGGCGTTCACATCAGCCCACACAGAGGTTGGTATATCCTCCGGTTTGGCGTCCGGGAAAGTCTCGGTAAATTGCCTGAAATCTGACTCTACCTTTGCACGCTCAGCGCTCTTTTGTTCGGCTTCCGTGTACTTCTCGCGGAATTTCTTACCTTCCACAAGCTCAGCAATGACGTCATCGGGTAACTTTTGTTCGCGATACGCATCAATTGCCGCCTGATCTTTCTCCGCTTGTCTGTACTCGGCCTCGGTGGTGATTGGTTTACCATTCCACGTATAGCCTTGTTCAGCGATATAAGCGTCTCTTGCCTCTTGCTTCGATCGTTCGATGGCTTTTTCGTAGTTCATACCTTTTTGTGCTAGTTCAGCGGCTTTCTCGCGGTCAAGTTTTACGTCCTCTTTGTTGTACTTAATTTCAAGGAACGTTTCCGGCTCCGCTTTCTGCGTTTCCTCCACTACAACTGGAGGCGCTGATTCTTGTTGCTGAATTTCCTGTGTTTCAATGGTTTCTACGCTTTGGTTGGCGTCTTCCATGGTGAATCTCTCCTATCAATGCGCTATGGTAGGCGCGGAAGTAGACATGCAAAAGGGCTATGGATTCTCACCACAGCCCCGTTATTTCGATCCAACCTTTTGTTTTTCTTGCTTCATTCCCTCGATAGCCATCTTGCCGTTAATATCCATTTCTTTCAGCGCCATTGTTTGTTCGAATTTCTGTTGCTCTGCCGCTTTAGCCTGTTGGGCTACCACTTGTTCTTGTTGCTGTTGCTGGGCAATCATTTGTTCCTGCTGCGCTTGTTGCTCGGCTTGCTGTTGTTGCGATACCTCTGGTGGTTGCATCATCATTTCCATGAGTTTAGCTTCCATCTCTTCCGGTGGTAACTGTTGCAACTGCATTTGAACCTCTGGAGGCAATGTCTCAAGGAAACGAGCCATCTGTTCGTAGATGAATTGTTGTTTGGTATCCTGTGCCTTCAATTCCTCTATAAGTTCCTGTGACTTCGGTATGATGCCGTTAGGCACACGCTCTAGGTATTGTTGGAATGTAATCCTGTCGCGCTCTAGCAAGGCGTCCAGCGTTTGTAATGCTGTGATCTGCGACCAGTAAGACGATGGGCCGACATCAATCTTGATACGCATTTTCATATCCTTGAGTTTTGAGAAGTCGAAATCCTTGACCACTCGTTTACCCATGACCATGACGTCTATCTTGCGCTTGCCGTAGTTGCTTGCCATCATATCCAACCAGATATATCCGATATCCTCGACATATTGGTATAGATTTCGTTTAACCGTCTCTAGTGGCACGGATGACGATTGTTGAACCGCGATGATAGCCGATGTATTATCCGGGTTTATCTCGCCCAAAGCGGCGTCTGTGGCTCCTAGCATGTCCTTGGTGTACTGAATGGCTAGATCGATTAGTTTGAATACCTGTTCACTCATATTGCCAGGCGTCATGTACGAAGCAACGTTGTTTACGCTCGTTTGAAGGTCTGCATCGATACCGATTGCAGCTCCGACTCCATTGTTCCACGCCGTAATGACGTTCTTGTTATAGATTGCCTTTGGGAAAGCCGTGTGCATTTGACTCATCATCGCCATAGCGAACATTTTGTTGATGAATATCTGATTGGGAACCAACCCCGTACCAATGGCCTGACCATGGTAGGAGT